GAGCTCATCGAGATGCCGGGGAACAGCATCAAGCTCCCATACGAAAAGCTCCCATACGAACCGCCGAAGCACTATGAGGTGGACAACATCAGTCTTGAAGAATTCCTCGAAAAGACATCAGAAGAGACAACTAAGGTTAAACAGATGCGGGATGTGATCATCAAGGGCCTGACGGAAATCATCACTGAATTATACAAACTTTAAGAGGAGGACATCACTATGACAAACATGAGCCTGTACGAGATAGACAGCAGGATCCGGAACATCATCGACGGCCTGTACGAAGCGGCAGATGAGGACGGAGTCGTCGGAGAGATCGACTTCACAGAGCTCAAACAGCTTCAGGAGGACAGGAAGACAAAGCTCGAGAACATCGCCCTCTACATCAAGAACACCGAGGCTGAGGCGGCGGCGATCAAAGCGGAAGAGGAGAAGCTGACAGCCAGAAGGAAGAGGCTCGAGAACAAGGCGAGCAGGCTTCGTGATTATATCATCAACAGCATGAAGGAAAACAACGACGGACCGCTGAAGACAGCCAGATGCGAGATTAGCATCAAGGACAACGAGAAGACGGACATCACGGACCTCGACAGAATCCCGAAGGAATTCATCAAGACAAAAGTCGAGACATCAGCGGACAGGAACGCTATCAAGAAAGCCATCAAGGCAGGCCAGACGGTACCCGGGGCTCAGATCATCATCAACACAACCCTGACGATTAAATAAGAGGAGGACATCAGCATGAACAAAGTCGAATTAGTAGGAAGGCTGACAAAGGAACCGGAAGTCAAGCTGACGCAGAATCAGACACCCTTCTGCAATTTCACGGTAGCGGTAGACAGACGCTTCAAAGATCAGAACGGCAACAGACAGGCGGACTTTATCAACTGCGTAGCATGGAAGCAGACAGCCCAGTTTATACAGAAATACTTTCACAAGGGCAACAGGATCGGAATCTGCGGATGCATCCAGACCAGAAACTACGAGGACCAGAACGGGCAGAAGGTCTACATCACGGAAGTCATAGCAGAAGAGGCCGAATTCGTGGAAACGCAGAAGCAGACCACACAGCCAGACAACCAGACCGAGCCGGAGACATCAGCACCAGAAGAGACCGGAGACCTTCCGTTCGAGGTATAAAGAGGAGGACACGATCATGGCAAACAAGAACCCCGAGAGCATAGACGGCCAGATTTTGCAGGGAATATATGATGAGCTGTTTATTTTGCACAGACAGGTCGGAGAAATGGCCCTCCTTCTTCATAAGAAGAACATCATCACCAAAGAAGAAGCATGGCCTTTGATTAACATGAGGCCAACATCAGGAGGAGAAAGAACATGAAGATGAGAAAATGCGACAGATGCGGCTACATTACGCCGGAGAGAATAGAGACCGTAATTTCAGTTAATCAGGCCATGGAACGAATCGGAGAATTAATTCTGGACGCAGTAAACGCATTAACAGGCAAGAAAGAAAAGTACAAGCTGGCGAAGATCAACGGCGAAGAGATCGACCTCTGCCCGAATTGCCAGAAGAGCCTGAAAAACTGGATGAAATACGGTCAGGCAATTAAGAAGGTATCAGAAACCATTCCGCCTGACGAAATCAAGCACAACGGGAAGACTTACAAGCTCGAAAAGAACGAAGAGAAGCCTGCCGTGGAGGAGATCAACATCAGGACTAACGCCGCCGGAATAGCAGAAGAGAACATTCCGAAATTTGGAGACTGAGGAGGAGAGGAGGAGAGAGCATGAACGAGAAGCTGAAAAAGGACAGCAGAAAGCAAGCGGAGTATCAGAAGAAATACATGCAGAGTCACCAGATGCTCTGCATCAACCTCGACAAATACGATGACCGGGACATCATAGCATGGCTGAGCAGACAGCCGAACCGTTCCGAGGCCGTTCGAAAAATACTCCGTGAGGCAATAGGATGAACCAGCGGGAAGAATTCCGACAGCGAATCGCACAGCTGAAGTATGCGAGCAGAAGAACGCATTCGGAATATTTGAAAAGGGACTACGCCAAAGCGATCAAACGGATGAAAAAAGAGCTGGCCCTTTACGACATCCTGCAAAAGAACAGCATCAGGAGAGAAGACCATGTATGACGCATTCACGGCATTTTTAACAGGAACCCTGACAGGGCTCGTTTTAGGAATAGTAACCGCCGCAATTTTTGCGGCAATAGGTAACAGCATAGAGAGAGGAGAAGACCAGCATGGCATTAAATGACAAAGCCAAGAACTTGAACGAGGCAATAACCAAAAAGGTGGCAAGCATCCTGAGCAATACAACATTTATCGACGATTTCGACATCAGGATCAAAGGAGCGAAAGGAGAAGTGACAACCATCCGTTACAATATCCAAGAATTCATTACACCGGAGGAGAACACATGAAAGCTATCATTATAACGACAATAATCTGCCTGACATTGGTAACAATAACTTTTATGGATACCAGAAGGACAAAAAGATGAACGAAAAGAAATTTAATCAACAGGCCCGCATCATTGGAGACCAGCGAGGCCAGAGCGGAGAACGACTTCTATGCCACGGATCCGATTGCGATCGAAGAGCTGATGAAGATCGAGAAGCTCGCCTACGACATCTGGGAACCCGCCTGCGGCATGGGCCACCTTGCGGAGCCGTTAGTCAAGGCAGGGTACCACGTCACAGCTACCGACCTAATAGACAGAGGCTACGGCAACGGAGGCGTGGACTTTTTGAAGCAGACAGGCTTCACTTTTTGCGGCGACATCATCACCAACCCGCCGTACAAGCTGGCGGAGAAATTCATCAGGCACGGCCTCGAGATCATCCCGGAAGGGTACAAGCTCTGCCTTTTTATGAAGCTCACCTTTTTAGAGGGAAAGAAAAGACAGGAGCTGTTCAAGGAATACCCGCCGAAACGAGTCTGGGTATCATCCAGCCGAATCAACTGTGCCACCAACGGCAACTTTGAAAGAGCCAGCTCGATGATGGCTCAGGCTTGGTACATTTGGGAAAAAGGCTACCACGGCGAAACGACGCTGGGCTGGTTTAATTGAGGAGGAGATCATGGCGTACATTTCACCAATAGAACTGACACTTAAAAGAATTTCAGAAGAGCTAATCGAGAAGCAGGAAGGCCAGGTGATGCAGGCCATCTACGAGCAGGGAATCAAGGTCGACAAAGAGGAGCTCATCAAGGCCCTCGACTACGACAGGGACCAGTACGAGCAGGGCTTCAGAGATGGGCAGAAGAGCATCAAAGAGGCTTTAAAAAAGGCAACACAGGAATTATACAACGACACACCTGACGGGATTGTCAAAATCGGCATAGAAAAAGTTTATAACCTTATCGACAATGCCCTGACAAGAGAGGAGGAACCGGAATGACATCAGCAGAAAACGGCGGCGATATGATCAGCCGTGAGGCTTATCAAACGGAATATGAAGAAGGAAATCAAATGAGAGTAACAATGAGCGAAGAAATGAATAATTATCTCGATGCATTAAGCAAAGAACATTCTGATTTTATACAAAAATGGGTTGACACATTAAATACGCCAGAACTTGACGAGTATATTTCACACTTAACAGAAAAAGAGAAAGATGCACTTTTTATATTATTAATTATAAAAAGTACGAATATTGATATTGTCAATAATGCAGAAGAAACAGAGGATTATATAATAAATCAAGAGGAGAATTGCAATATCATTTGCGATTTTCTTCGTGATATTACCGGAATAGATATTAGAACCCTATCAGAAAGGCGGTGTGGAATGACATCAGCAGAAAACGCCGGAGATTTCGCACAAATAGAATCGGCAGAAGGACAGCCCCCTGTCGCAACATTCAGATTTGAAAAACGCCTGCTCCGCCTCGAGAAGATCATCAGCCTGTTAATAAAAGGCGGACGCATACAGCTACAGGAAGCAGAGGGCTGGGGCATTACCCGAGAAGAACTCGAGTATTTGAGACAGAGCTATAGAACCATCAGAGAGGAGCATCAATTCACGGATGATTACATCGAAGACAACCATCAGGAAGGAAGCGAGACAACTCGTTCAAACGACGACCATCAAGGCTGAGACCGAAGATGAATGGATCGAGCTGAAGGCGAAAGCCTCCCTCATCCCGGAGGATCCGATCATTTACGGCGGCATGATACCCCTGAATCCGAGAACCAAAAAGAACAGCCAGAGGATCGTGACAAACCCGAGGACACGGGCCCCGATGATACTCCCGGATCCGAAATATAAAGAGTACGAAAAGGACGCCGGCTGGTTCCTGAAGAAACCGGAGAAGCCCATCGACACCCCGGTCAACATCAGGTGCACTTTTTACCGAGACAGCAGGAGGAGATGCGACCTTACAAACTTGCTCGAGGCGATCGACGACATTCTGGTTAAATATCAGATAATCAAGGATGACAACTTCGAGATAATCAGAGGCCACGACGGATCCCGGGTATATGTGGACAAGGAACACCCCCGGACCGAAATTGAAATCACAGCCCTTACAGAATAAAATCAAAACAGGAGGATAAAAAATGGATAATCGAGTAATCAGAGAAGAGTACGCTGAGATGGCGGCGAAGATCATCGAGGAGGAACCCCTCTTAACAGACATTGCCAACAGCCATGCGACAATAGTCTACCTTGGCTCGGACAACCCGAAGACAGCGAAGGGAAAGGCGGTCTGCGGAGAGGCAGAGAAGGTTCAGGACAAAAACAAGTGGGCAATACCGGCGGACTTCACAATAACAGTTTTTGAGCCTAACACGGTAGGCTTCACGCCAGAACAGATGCGGATCCTGCTTTTTCACGAATTGCTTCACATCGGGATCGAATTCACAGAAGACGGGCAGGAGAAGTACAGCATCAGGCCTCACGATTACGAGGACTTCAAGATCATCATAGACCGCTACGGAACGGACTGGAGTAAAGTATGAAAATCGAGAACATGAAGATTAAGGACATCATTCCCTACGAGAAGAACGCCAAGAAGCACAACCGGACGCAGATCGAGAACGTGGCGGAATCAATAAAACGCTTCGGATTTGCACAGCCGCTGGTCGTGGATAAAGACAACGTCTTAATAATAGGCCATTGCCGACTTTTAGCATCCAAGCTCCTGCAAATCAGAGAGGTACCGGTCGTTAAGATGGAGAACCTCACGGACGAAGAGGTCAAGCAGTTACGCCTTTTAGATAACAAGCTGAACGAATCGGAGTGGGACATCGATTTATTATCAGAAGAGCTAAAAGAACTCGACATGAGCGGCTTCGACATCGACTGGGAGCTCCCGGAGGAGGAACCGGAGCCCGAGATCATCGAGGACGACCTGCCCGAGGAGGTAGAACCCGTCTGCCAGAAGGGAGACCTCTGGCAATTAGGCGACCATCGGTTAATTTGTGGAGACAGCACGGATCCCGAGATCATCAAGAGGCTGATGGGAGGAGAGAAGGCGGACCTTTTACTCACCGACCCGCCGTACAACGTTAGCCTTGGCCAGAACGCAGGCCACCCTTTGAGACCATCCGAAGCGAAGCAGTTACACAGGAGAACCGATGGCCTCGTAATAGCAAACGACGCATGGAAAAACGATGAGGACTTCATCAACTTTTTAATCAAGGCCTTCACGACAGCCCTGGGCGTGATGAAACCCGGCGGCGTTTTTTACATTTGGTACGCAGACACGCAGGCCCTCAATTTCAGGCTTGCCTGCCAGAGAGCAGGGATGACCATCAGGGAGAATCTAATCTGGGTTAAAAACAGCTTTGCATTCGGAAGACAGGACTACCAATGGCAACACGAACCCTGCCTCTACGGCTGGAAAGACGGAGCCTCTCATTATTTTATTGACAAGAGAAACCTTGCGACGGTTATCGAGGATCAGGTCGACCTCGACAAAATGAAAAAAGAGGACATGAAGAAACTCCTCGAGGTTTTCTATTCCGAGGAATTCCCGACGACCATCATGCGAGCACCAAAACCGACATATAACGAACTGCATCCGACCATGAAGCCCCTGAAGCTGATGGCTAAGCAAATCAGCAACAGCACGAAGCCCGGAGAAGCGGTCCTCGATATATTCGGCGGATCAGGAAGCACGATGATGGCGGCAGAACAGCTCAACAGGCGGGCCTTTACATGCGAGCTCGACCAGCACTACGCCGATGTTATCATCCAGAGATGGGAGGACTTCACCGGCAGGAAGGCGGAGAAGATCAATGGCTGAAAATTTCGACTTTGACAGCTCCTTCTCTTTTGACCTCGAAGAGGAGAAGACAGACCTCGAAAAACAGCCCAAGAAGCGAGTCGAGGTCCAGCACCGCTACGGCAACAGACAACTCACCCGGAAGGCATCCAGCGAGCAGGCATTGATGAAAGCCCTCGACTGGCACTTTGAGGAGGGAGACAGCTATCATTGCTTCAGCTGGGGAGACGTCGACAGCATGAGCTACTTCAAGCACGTTTTACATCAACAGCGGGTCCATTACCTCGCCCTATCGACCTGGTGCATGGCCGGAGAAGACCTCGACGACCTTCGGGAATGGCATCAGCGAGGGATGCTCGGCCGTGTCGACTTTTTCATGGGCGAAATCTTTCAGGGAAGCTACCCGGAAGTTTACGCCGCCGTTTTGGATTTCGTACAGGAGGAGAACGGCCGCCTCGTGATATTCCGAAACCACAGCAAGGTGATGGCGATCATCGGGGAACGCTTCGACTGCCTGATAGAATCATCAGCAAACGTGAACACGAACCCGAGAAGCGAGAACACGGTTTTGACGGTCGACAGACAGCTGACAGCCGCCTACGTTGATTTATTTAACGGAATCCAGAGCTTCAACAGGGACCTGCCCGACGCAGGCCCCTACATCATCCCGGAGGAGAGAAGCATCAAGAGAGGAGGATAAACCATGCACCCGATGGAGGAATACACAATAGCATGCCTTAATGTCGTGGTTGAATATTGCCGACTTTTCAAAGATTGCCGAGGCTGTATTTTTTACCGAGAAACCAGAGCCGGAGACAAAGAACAGATAACCTGCGTCATGTGCGACAGGCTAAATGAAGTTACAAAACGACCGGAGAAGGAAGAAGACCATGAAAATGACACTTGATGAAGCAATTAAGCATTGCCACGAAAAGGCAGGACACCTCCGAGAAGGCGTCAGGATCAGTCAGAGCATGACAGCGGCAGAACAGGCGGACTGCTTAGAATGTGCCATCGAGCATGAACAATTAGCAAAATGGCTGACGGAGCTCAGGGACAGAAGAGAAGGAAAAGCCGCCTGCAAAAACTGCGAGTACGAAACCAGAAGCGAGGAGCAATACCCGTGTGTTTGTTGCAAGCACAACTTCACGGACAAATACAGACCGAAAAAAACGACATCAGGAGAAAACGACTGGTACGACATCCCGGCAGAAGAGATGACCAAAGAGCAGGCCCAGAAAGCAGTCAAGGAATTAAGAAAAGCACTGCTCGAAGCAAGAACGGAGGCAAAACATGGCTGAGAACGAACCGAAAAAAGAGAGGCCAAAGTCACCCGTGAACGGCGTACCATTGCCGGAAGGACATGCCCCGTGGAAACCCGGGGAGGAAGCCCGAGAAAATGGCCGAAAAGGCGGTCTCAAATCTGGAGAGGTCCGAGCGGCCAGAAAAACCCTCCGAGAAGAGCTCCTCGCTCTTTTGACGCAGGACATCACCGACAAGAACGGAAGACAGATGAAGACGCAGACGGCTATCTCGGCCTCGATGATAAAGCAGGCCCTCTCCGGAAGCACGAAGGCGTATGAGCTCATCCGGGACACCATCGGAGAGAAGCCCGTCGACAGGGTCATGATTTCAGAAGTGGATCCGGAGACCATCAACGAGGTCGAGCGGCTCGTTTTAGGAGAAGATCAACCGGAAGAGGAGAGCGGCATCAGCAATGAAAACCCTGCTGACACGGGAACAAGTAATTAAATTTTTGCGAGAGCGACCGGCAGAATTCGGCCGCATGTTGGGCTTCACGAAGCTGGGGCCCATCCATAACGAATGGATAAAAAAGATGGCCTTCGGCAAGAAGGACCACACCCTGCAGGGACACAGAAACAGCTTCAAGACAACCTGCCTGTCAATAGCCCTCGCCCTGATCATCATCCTGCTCCCGAATAAAAGAACGCTCTTCATGCGAAAGACGGACGATGACGTGAAAGAGATCATCAAGCAGGTCAAGAACATCCTGCAGGACAAAAGAACCGTCTTTTTAGTTTCGATCATATACGGCGTCAACTTAAAGCTGACGGTCGACAACGCAACAGAGGTAAGCACAAACCTGACGACAGACATCAAGGGAACCAACCAGCTGGTCGGTCTCGGTGCCGGCTCATCCATCACGGGCAAACACTACGATTATATTTTCACGGATGACATAGTAAACCTGAAGGACCGCCTCTCCCGAGCGGAGCGAGAAAAGACAAAAGAAATTTATCAGGAGCTAATCAACGTCAAAGGACAGGGCCGCATATTTAACACGGGCACCCCGTGGCATAAAGACGACGCCTTCACGAAGATGCCGGAGCCAGAAAAGTGGGACTACAAAAAGACGGGAATCTTCACAGAAGAGGAAATTCAGGAAATAAAAGACCAGTTAAGCCCGTCCCTTTTTGCGGCCAACTACGAGCTTCGACATATAGCAAGCGAAGACGTCATATTTGAAGACGCCCAGACCGGAGCGGATCCGGCCAACATCCAGACGGCCAACTTCTGCCACATCGACGCCGCCTACGGCGGAGAGGACTACACAGCCTTCACAATTGCCCGAAAGGTTGACGGCATCTATTACGTTTACGGCCGCCTCTGGCAAAAGGCCGTGGACGCATGTGAGGATCAGATCATCAGCGACCGGAAGAGGTTCGGAGTCGGCAAGATATACTGCGAGACAAACGCAGACAAGGGGTACCTCGCCAAACAGCTCAGGGAAAAGGGAGAGCGGGTAATGACCTACGCCGAAAGCACCAACAAATATATCAAGATCGTCACGCATTTGAAGGGAGACTGGAAAAACATCAGGTTTGTAGAAGGGACCGACGATGAGTACATCAGCCAGATATTAGATTATAACGAGTACGCAGAGCACGACGATGCCCCGGACAGCCTCGCCTGCATGATGCGGCTTTTGCATCCGAGAGAGAGCGAGAACAAGCATGCCTCGGGCTTCGGCTATTGAGGCCTTACTTTTTTTGCTATAATACGCATAAGAACAAAGGACAGGAGGCGGAACCGTGAAAACATATCAGGACTGGCTCGAAGTAGCCGAAGGGAGCGAGCTCCAGAGGATGGCCTTCATCAAGGACTTCATCAAAGAACATCAGGCAAGCTCGATTTATATCCGAGCCGTGGAAGCGGAGGAGTACTTCGCCGGCCAGAATTCGACCATCAAAAAGTACGAAAAGTACATATTTAACGCCAAAGGCGACGCCATCCCGGACGTCTTCTCGGCCAACCATAAGGTAGCCAGCCGCTTTTTTTACAGATCAGTCATGCAGGCCAACAGCACCCTGCTCGGGAACGGCATCACATGGAAAACAGGAGCCGGAGCAAAGGCCCTCGGCCCGGACTTTGACCGGAAGGCCATCAAGGCTGGCCGCAACGCACAGGTCGGAGGCGTATCATTCGGCTTTTACAATAACGGCAAGGTCGACGTCTTCAAAATAACCGAATTCGGCCCCCTATACGATGAAGAGGACGGAGCCCTGAAAGCAGGCGTCCGCTTCTGGCAGGTCGATGCAAAAAAGCCCCTGAGAGCGACCATGTTCGAGCTTGACGGCTTCACAGAATACCAGTGGGACAAGGATCACGCCGAGGGCTTCGTCAGACAGGAGAAGCGGCCCTATATAATCGTTAAACAGACATCGGAGGCATTCGGGGATGAAATCTTCGAGTTTAAGAATTATCCCTCCTTCCCGATCGTCCCCTGCTGGGCAAACGAGAACAAGCAGAGCGAGCTGACGCCCATCAGGGCCACCCTCGACTGTTACGACCTTATAAATTCCAAATATGCGAACGACATCGATGACGCCTCCCTGATATACTGGACCATTCAGAACGCCGGAGGCATGGCAGACAACGAGCTCGTCGAATTCATCGACAAGATGAGAAAGCTCCACGCCGCCCAGCTGGATAACGATCAAATCATCCAGCCGACCACGGTCGATGTTCCGTTTCAGGGAAGAGAAGCCCTGCTCGACAGGCTGGAAAAACAGCTCTACCGAGACGCAATGGCCCTCAATACTTACGACATTGCGAACGGAGCCGTGACGGCGACGCAGATCGAAGCGGCCTACGAGCCGTTAAACCAGAAGCTCGACGCCTACGAAGCTGAGATGACGGACTTCATCAGCAGACTTCTGACGGTAGCAGGCGTGGAGGATGAACCGACCTACACCCGATCAATTATCGTTAACAGGACAGAAGAGATTAACACCATCACCAACTCGGCCCTTTATCTGGACGATGAGTACGTAACCGAGAAAATAATGACCTTGCTCGGCGATAAAGACAAGGTGGAGGAGATCATCGACAAACGAGCGTCCGAAAACATCCAGAGGATGACCGGAGGCACCCCGCCCGTCGCAACATCAGGAACTGAGACAACCGGAGAGAACGGATGAAAAAGAAAACGGTCTACAAAGCGGACTTCATGAGCCGAAAACAGGATGACCAGCTGGAGCAGTTAGAGGAGAGGCTAACTGCTCTTTATGCAAATGCGGCTAACGAGATCGAAAGCCAGCTGACGGACTTCATGAAGGCATACCAGAAGCAGGACCAGCAGAAGCGACTGGACGTCGAAGCGGGTAACATCACGCAGGATGAATACACAGCATGGCGGAGAACGCAGATGCTGAACAACACCCGCTACACGGCGGCCGTCGAGAACATGACAAACACGCTGGTAAATACAGACATGGCGGCGATGGCGGCGATTAACGGAGAACTTCCGAGGGTCCTCGCCGAAAGCCACAATTACATAACAGCCCTCGGAAGCATATCAGCCCAGAGGACCGGAGCCACGACGGAGAGTTTGACATCATTCCAGATTTACAACACAGAAACGGTTGAGAAGCTGATCAAGGACAAACCTGACCTTTTACCGGCCCCGAGTAAGAGGACCATCGAGAGGCTCGGCGGGACGGTTGACATTCCGGAAGACAAAAAGTGGAACAAAGACAGGATGACCAGAGAGCTGACGCATGGCATCATTCAAGGCGAAGACATCAGGCAGATTTCAGACAGGCTTCAGCGGGTAACGACGATGGACAAAAACTCGGCCGTCCGCAACGCCCGGACTTCATACACGATGGCGGAGAACATGGGCAGGTCAGCGGCAGTCGATGAATTAAGAGAGAACGGCATCGAGACGGAAGAGGTCTGGTCGGCTACATTCGACAAGAGGACCAGAGACAGCCACCTCCTGCTGGACGGGACCACCCGAGACGCATCCGGTTACTTCGGCGTGGGCATCATCAACACCCCTCTCAAATACCCGGGAGACCCGGACGGGGATCCGGAAGAGGTCTACAACTGCCGATGCCGCCTGAACATCCAACTGCCGGGCATTGACCATACAAAAGACGGCGACCTGTACGAAAAATTCATGAAGGACAACTACCCGGAGAACTGGAAAAACCTGCAGGAGAACGAGCCCTATCAAGCACGGCAGGCGGAAGCGGCCGCA